TGATTTTGCCTGATCCTGAATCGTAACAAGCTCCAACAGAATAACAAGTACTGCTGCTGAACGGCTGAAATGCTGAACTAAAGCTTATTGACGTACCGCTAACCGTTCCTATTTTTTGGTAGGCTATGTTGTTTGCGGAATATGTAACAACAATTTTATCTAGGCCTGAGTGGTAGTCCGTACTGTTTCCAAATTCGGTAGAAAGCACTGCCCCTGAGTGAAACACAACAGGAGTGCCAAAACTAATTGATGTGCCAGATATTGTTCCGACTACGGCTGTACCATATGAGCTATTGTTTGCGTCAACGTAACAGTAGATTACTTTATTATTTGCAGTATCATAGCAGCCACCACAACTATATTTTGAATACTCACTCCCTGTTAGTTCTACTTGAGATCCAATAGATGTCGATTGCGATCCAGATACGGCTGATACTGTTCCGTCAGAATTAACCACTACTGTATCGCCGTTAGCCAGAGTACCACTAGCCACAGCTTCTAATGAACCGCCGCCGCCACCACCAGCGGCATCAGCAAACTCTAACGCATTAGCCCCGCTATTCATCTGCAAAACTTGACCCGCTGTGCCTAAGCTTGAAGGAGTGTCAGATAGGTCTACTATATTATTAGGAGTGCTGGCGAGCGAACCGTGTTCGACCACCTCAACAACATCGTTAGCTACAAAAGCTGAGAAGCCTGTGATCGAAGTACCGTTAGTTGCTGTGAAATCTACGCCACCGCCTCTAAGCTTAACACCGTTCTTGTAGACCGCCACTTTGTCGGCTGTGTAGTCTACAGTTACTGAAGTTGCCCCCGTAGTGACCGTAGGAAACGTACTGGCATACGGACTAGCAAACGGTGCGCCATATTCAACAACTTCTACAATATCGCCTACAGCCGCTGCGCTAATAGTAATCTGCGTATCAGTGGCTGTTACCTCGCTGTCTGGTAGCTTAACACCGTTGAGAAACACTGAGATATTTTCAGCTTTCCAAGTGCCGGTAAAAACAGTTTGGTTAGCTGTAGCTACAGTTTTAGTCGTGGTAATTGGCTCTAAAGAGCCGCCAGAAGAACTGCTTCCACTAGCCGTAACAACGCCAGAGCCATCTATGCTAAGACCAGTGCCGATCTTAATCCCGCCAAGCGCAGAGCTAGAGGCGGTAGGCAGAACATAGTTATTGGCACTGGTAGCTACGCCATCTAGCTTTGTCTTATCAGACGATGACATAAGGCCAGCGGCTGATGTTGTGGCGTTAGAGTAGCTAGTAATATCGCTGTGGTTGCCTAACCTGATCCAACTACCACCATGAGCAAAATACATAGCTCCATCGCCATGCACATGAGCTATACGGCCATGATTGCTTGAGGCTGATGGTAAGTCGCTGGTGGAACTATAGACCTCAACGTATTGCAGATCCTCTGCCGCTGGGCTGATAAAGACCTTGGCACTACCAGACAGATTAAGCAAGCTGCTCGTACTGGAGCTAGTTAAGGACCGTGTGAGAGTAGTACCTGAGTGTGTATAGGTTCCTGTGCCAATCTCCCAAGCTGTACCATCTTCAATAACATATCGAATGGTTTCACTGTTAAGAGAAGAAGGCACTGTTTGAAACCCAGACTCTGCGGAGCCTAGGGTGACTGTACCTGTGCCAGTAGTAGACGTAGCTACCTTTACACGATCTGCGAACTTAGCCATTTAAGAGCCTATTATGATGGGTCTGGGATACCGATATCAAACGTAGCTAATGAGAAAGAGTTACCACTTGTCACAGCCTGAGAAGCCGATAGAGCGCCAGTTACCAAGAGACGAGTACCGTCTACAATAGCGTAGTGACTTGCAGTGCCTGTGTCTGTAACAGAACCTGTAGTAACAGCAGGTACAGCCACCTTACGGCCACCACCGCTTGCTGTTCTGTCTACTGCAGCAGGGATAGAAACAGCTACGTTACCTAAATCGTAAGTAGCGGTAGCTTCTGTGCGTGTTGTAGCTTCTTGTGAAGTAATGTAAATTGTTGTTGTAGCAGTGTTGAGCACGTTCAACCCACTATCAAAGATATCGTTAGCTAAAAAAGCCATTAGTCAGTTTCCTTTTGTGTTTGAGTTGACCCTACATCTGGGTCGTATCGAAGTTCAGCAATGTCCATAAGGTCTTGAATAACCTCTGGGTGATCACTGACGTTAATATCTGCACCATTTAGGTTTCGTAGGAAACCTGCAATTTCTCTTAAGTCGTGTGGTGCAACATCCCCAGCCACAACCTGTGGCATAAGGTCATAGTTCAGACCGTTCAACTCCCAGAGGCGCTCGACAAGCTGCTTGTTAAGGACATCTACAATAGCTTGGATATAACTCTCTAATGCACGGAGGAACAAGTCTGTCTTACTCTTGGATAGGGCATAAGAGCCAGTATTGCCGCCACCAAGCATAAGAAACTCTGAAAGGACGCTACGGGCTATATCGTGTTGATAGCGTCTTACTACGGGGTCTATATCAATATTACGAGTACCGTTAGAAGACATAAGCTCTACATCTACCAGTTTATGGTTGGTAGGCGCTCCGTCTTTATCGGGATAGGTGTCGGAAGGCAGTATAATGTACCCTTGCTCATTGAACTTGACGTCTCTGAGAATGCCTTGCAGGTTATTGACAAATCCAGATTGGGCCGCTGTGGCATCCCCTGACAAGTACTCAGCAGGGATACGAGCAACAGGGATACCAGCAAGTTCCCTCTCAACTGCTATGGCCTCAATAGACTGTAGGTTATTGACATATTCATAAGAAGTATAAGCATTGCGAAGTATAGAGCGGCCAGCAGGGTCACCATTAAGCGATGTCGTGCGGTAGTACAGACTTTTACGAGTAGGTATATAATTAGTGTTGTTATAGCGCGAACCATCCTGATATATACCTAAAACATCACCAGTTTGGTTATCTACATCAAACCTAGAGATTGTCCAAGGCGCACGAATAGCAATCTTGCGTACACCCATACGGCCATCAGAATACTTAGAGCGGCCTTTGTCGCTTCTTGTAGTAGGGCCAGTACGTCTTTTATAAACGACTTCAAACCAAGCAAAACCGTAAGACAAGCTCGAAAGAGCTTCAGCAACATGGTCATCAAGAGTGTGGTCCATGTCATCAAGGACACTTTCAACAAACTCAGCTTCTCTTTTAGCTTGTGGGGTATCATTGGCTGGCATTACCTTTAAGTCTACGTCACGAAGGACTTGTTCTGTAGCATACATAACAGCACCTATGGTGCTATCGTTATCTCTCATCTCACGGTACTTGCGTATAGCTTTCTTGCCACGAAGCTCAGGTAGAAACTCATCAGCCCTTATCTGACCATTAGAGGTGTTGTCACCTGCTACACCTAATATCTTCTTGGCCTCTGTTTCTGAGAGCTTCTTAGCCATTACCGTAATCCTTTGGCGCTACTATACGCTAGTTTCAGCGTAGGTTTTGCGTAGCCATTCAATGAGAGGTCCGTTATAGCCCAAACTAAAGCATCAAGACGGTCTGGTGAGCCTATGGACCCTAGAGGTTCCCACTGTACCATCTGATCTTCTAAGTCGTTTAATCCCTTTACGTGTCTAACTTTGTCTTGCTCATATAGAGCAGATACTGGTTCAGCCCGTGCCATCTTCCCTCTGGAGGCATGGACGAGCTTTACTGGGACTGTTTCATCTTCTGTGTGTAAGGTGTGGCGAACCATATCGCCACCTTGGTTACGTTCTGCAACAATACGGTCTGCCATGTGCTCTCTGTAGAGGTCTACGGCTTTAGCTGCCCATTGCTGAGGAGTGTATCTACCTGTGTGATCTTCTAGGACGTAAGCTCTACCGTTGACATCTACACCAGCTACAACAATACCAGTCATGTCACTTTCTGCATTTGCAGTAACTGCGGGGTCTATGGATACCACTATACGATTAAGAGTGGGAACATCATCTTTGTCTACCTCACAGGAGGCTAAGAGAGTTCTATTCCATAGAGCGCCTGACGCTTCGTCCAGGATTTCGGCGTAAAGTTCTTGGCGACCAAGGCGGGTGCCTTCATAGGTCTTACGGACTGCGTCGAGGAAAGTATCAGCAAGATTAGCAGCGTTATCATAAGTACTGCCGGTAGAGACTGTCGTTTTATCATCATCTAATATAGTTCTAATGAGTTTGGTTGTCTTTGGTGTCGTAGTGACAAATACTTGTGGTCTACGTCCAAGTCGTAGACCAAACTGTAGCATATCCCAAGTTTCTTGTGCGTTTCTCCATGCACAGAGTTCGTCAGTCCATGCAGAGTAGGCTTGTGGACCCCTGAGTCTTTCTGGGTCTTCAGCAGAGAAAAATACAGCTTTAGCTCCATTCTCCCAAGTGAGTGTATTATTAGTGGGAGACCATATGGGTAATCCTAGATGACTACCTCTATAGGATTTATCTCCCTTCCAACATACATTAATAAGACCTGAGTCACCTTCGACCATAACTCGTCTTACATCACCTTTAGTAGGAGCTACACAGTGGACTATCTTATCGCCCTTCTTAATCCTGTGTCTTACCCACTCAGCACCGGCTCTAGTCTTACCCCAGCCCCTGCCAGCTAGAGCTACCCATATATTCCAGTTGCCTTTAGGTTCTAGCTGCTCTGGTCTAGCCCAGAACTCCCAAGAGTGCTGCAGTTCTTCTGTTTTCTCAGGTCCAAGTTGTTTTAGTGCAGCTGCAACCTCAGCATCTGGTAGATCTCTAAGGGTCTGTGCTGTTATCTGGGGAGTCATCAGAGTTTTTACCGAGTAGGGTCATAAGAGTGTCTATAGCACTAGCGTCTTGGTCGGGGTCGACAGACATCTCTTCGGCTTGTACAGTCTCCTTTGGACTCCATCCAGCCTTAGAGCGTAGGAATAACTCCTGAGAGGGAAAGTGACCATTAAGGGCTTGCTCAACGACTACGTTACCAACACGTGAGGAGATCTCTGCTCTAGCCTCACTAACGTCTCCCCCATAATACTTATAGAAAGTAGCTAGGTTACGAGGGGCATTCTGGTAGCGCTTATTAATAGTAGCCATGATGTCTTTGATCTGGACACCATCTTTAACCGCTTGCCTAACGTATTTAGCAATCGGCTCACTATGTTTCAGTGGCTGAGGTTGAGAGTTACTCATGGTTCTTCCTAAAAGAGGAGCCTAGGCTACAATCCGTCTTCGCTGAAAATATATGATTGAGGAGATACGATTGATAGCTGTCGGCTATGGAGGTCTATATAGGTACTAATTAACAAATGTCAAGGGGTAGAGCTATATTTATTTTTTAGCTGCATACTATAAGTGATAAAGACTATAGGCTAAGTCGAGATCCCCTCTTAAGTTACACTTAAGTGTTACTATAGTCTTATAATAACTATATGTATTATAAATTAAAGAATTACTTAAGAGTTACTTAAGTTAGTGGGTATATAGTGTGTCAAGAGCAGAAATCAAGTAGGTGCGACATTATGTCATAGGCTAACCTTATTTTTTATATTGGAAATCATAGGGGCTACCCCAGGATCTGGCCCTAGCCAGTCTCCTAGCTAGGGTCCCATGGTTAAGTTAGGTATGACAACCCCAAGTAGAGTAGGGCAAAGAGTAAGACAGCCCCAAGGGCTGCCTTTAGTGCTTCGCGTATCATGAGCCGATAGCCTCGGCAACCGCGGCCTCATAAGCTGAGACGATATCTTCGCGCTTGGTATCGCCTACCTTGATGCTCATGTACATGGTAAGCGCCTCGGTTAGTATCTCACGCTTTTCCTTGTCTTTCTCGGCAGCGATATACTTAGCGCATACTTGCACAAGCGCGCCATGCGCAGTGTGGCGGAGTTCTTCACGTGAGACGCGGCGGGTTCCAAAGTAGTTTGACATAGTGTGTTCCTTTCTAAGAACTAAGCTATAGCGAACTTGCTATATAAGGACATTAGCAGTCGCAGCTTATAGCGTCAACAATAAAAAGCATTATTATTAAATTAATTTACTAGCCTAGATCATAGCCTAGGCCATAGCTTAGACCATAGCATAGGCCATATCTAGGCCCTAAGCATAGCCCTAAGCTAAGACCCTCGATAGGAAATAAGCCAGGCTCCAGGCCAGGCTCCAGGGCTAGACCCTGGGTAGAAATTAAGCCAGGCTCCAGGGTTAGCTCCAGGCCAGGCCCCAGGGTAGGAACTAGCCCAGGCTCCAGGGTTAGACCTTAGCTAAGGCCCAGGATGGGAAATGACCTAAAGTTTTAGCCTCGGACCAGGCCAGGGCAGCACCTATGTGATCACAAAAGAACCCCCGATGGGAAACCTAATATAAACCTAAGCCAACCATCCACGCCATAACTATAAGAAAACACTAGGCTTTTATTGCAGCTAATCATTTGTGATCACAAACTAGAGTATCCCTATAGAAAAAACTATGGGTTTGACTTAGACTATCCTAAATGTTACTATCTTAGTACGGGATAGGTGCGCCTAGTGATTCGTGCCCTAGCCTGTAACTTAGCCGCAGCTTACGCTGCAAACTGTAACCGTTACTTAGGAGGTAACTATGAGAGATTACGGTAAAGCTCTCGAAGGTCTGGAGATAGAAACTTTCTATGACTCCAATGGACTTTCACAAAGGTGTAAGACTTTCTTATACGAATACCTAGCTCAAAAGATAAAGCAAGAAGTAGACGACTGCGATAGTCTTGATACTAGCTATTACTATGAACAGACAGCTAACGTCAGTAAGGTCTTAGATATCTATTGGCCTAACATAGATAAAGACGAACCTGCTGCTATGTTTATCTACCCTGACTTAGCAGCTAGGGATAAAGGTCGCAGCGGACGCAGAGGTGTCCGTATAGGTCGTGCCATTAGAAAAATGTTTCCACAGCTACTAGACTTTGAGATTGATAGCTTAGTGGACGCAGTAAAGTCTAAGCTAATGCCCAGAGAGTACACTGTACACACTGGCTTTAGTGCTAAGGACTTTGCCAAAGCCTATTCACATACTCAGGTATCCCCTGAGAATTTGGATACGAATTGTCATAAGAAACATTCAGTCAATAGCTGTATGCGGTACAAGTTCGACCACATGCCTAATCACCCAGCAGAGGCTTACGCTTCAGGTGACTTCGAGGTTATCTGGTTAGAAGATGCCGGTGGCCGTATCGGTGGCCGTGTTGTTGTAGCCAAATCTAGAGCGGGTGTAGAGATAAAACCTAAAGCTGGGCCTATCTATGCAGTCTCAGAAATGGCCTACAAGAAACTTCGCGAGTTTATTTCTTTCGCTGAAATAGAGCTTGGGGATAACCAGTCATGGATAGGGTGTCAGCTTAAAGCTATACCATACCAAAGTGGCTACATTGCTCCCTATCTTGATTACGAACCTAGGCAGCTAGAGGAAAAGTATGCCGGTGGCAGCAGCGTTACCAAGCTAGAGATTTCTAGGGGTGGTGACATAGACGCTAGCCAATATAACGGCTTACTTATGACCGGTGGCTGTTCTTCTTGTTTAGAGTGCGGGGATTCAGTAGATGAAAGCTACGTGTATACCCGCGATGGTGACAGCTATTGTGAAAACTGTTACCACTCTCTATTCTTCTGTTGCGACTATTGCGAAGAAGACATGCCTAGGGATGAGGAGCGGGAAGTTCACACAGTTAATCGCTGGGGTAACACCCCTCAGACATGGTGCGAGCATTGCGCTATACATCACGCTGTAGAAACTGAGTCAGGCGAGTCTTGGGATGAGGACCATGTCTATACTACAGGGGATGGCATAGTTATCAGCCAAGACGAATACGACGAAGACTACTTCATGTGTGATCTTGTAGAAGAAATCTATCATAACGATCAGAGCAATGATCTAAGTTGTGGAGGCAGGGCGTCTGCTTATGGCATCTCTTGGTATAACCTTAATGATTTTACCACTAAGTATGTCTATGACGACACCAACGAAAATTGGGTATTAGAACCCCGAGAACAGGAGACTAAAGACAGTGCATAGTTTAACCTCAATGCTTAAGTTTAAGCGCAAGCATGGCACGGATTCCATAAAGGATTTCTGTAGCCGTTTTCTACACCCGACCTTCGGGTTTCCAGACAAGCATGGTAACTATGAGCTTGTCATAGGTAACAACCCTAAGCTCTGCTTTGCAGCTCACTACGATAGTGTGCATAACTCTGGCGGTATGCAAAAGATCCAGATCAAGAACGATATCGTTAGCCTAGCTAATGACAGCGACTCTAACTGTCTGGGCGCAGACTGTGCCACTGGTATATGGTTAATCTTAGAGATGATCGACGCAGGTATCGAGGGTGTTTATGTAGTCCATGCCGAAGAAGAAAGCGGGTGCATTGGCTCTAGCAAACTTGTTAAGGACAACCCGCCATGGATGGATAGCCTCAAGGCTGTGATATCGTTCGACAGGAAGGGCAAGGAAGATATCATCACCCACCAGTCGGGGATCAGGACATGCTCTGATGCCTTTGCAGTATCCCTAGACAGTATTCTGGGGTTAGGTATGCGGCCCGATCCTACGGGTTCCTACACCGACTCTAACGAGTACTCGCAGCTAATCTCAGAGTGTACAAATGTCTCTGTAGGTTACAACGCGCAACATACTAAGGGAGAAACTCAAGACCTGTTCTTCGCTTCAGCCCTCAGAGATGCGCTTATAGCAGCCGACTGGTCAAAGCTAGTATTCGAGCGCGATCCTACCGTGTTAGATTACTACTACGACCGTCACTGGGGGTATCCCCAACACGGAAGCTATAGAAGCTCCTTCGACTACTGGGACGACGGAGACTGCTGGATACCGTCTAAGATGGTGGCAGAGGATACTGAAGCGGACGACTTCCTAGAGCTTGTCTGTAGCCATCCCAATGCGGTGGCTCTATTGCTCAAGGACTTCTACGGGAACCCCTATGATCTCGTAGACGAACTCTATGAGTACGGTGCTAACGTAACAGTTACCAGTCGCCTAGCCTAACAGCAGGGGGCTTCGGCCCCCTCTAACTCTAACAAAGGAATGACCATGAAACACTTAGAAGGAATACTAGAAGTTACCGAGGCTGTTAAGCAGAACATAAGGCTATCAGCTGTGTTTATTAACTTAGGTAGGGTTGAAGAAGGGCTAGATATGCTAATTCAAGCCTTAGCTCTTTTGGAAGATATGACCAATATTGTAAACTTAGAGATACACAAACAAACTAATACACTAAACTAGACTAAGCCCTAGCTAAGAGATTAGCTAGGGTTTTTCTTTTGCCTTAACCCTGGACCCTGGCTTAGATCTTAGCCTGGAACCTGGCCAGGGTCTAACCTTAGTTTTAATCCAGGTGTCTTAGGCCCTGGGATAGAAATGGGCCTGGGATAGAAATTGGCCCCCGATAGAAATTGGTTTAGCTACCCCGCCAGTGGAAATTGTCCCCCGATAGAAATAAGGCTGCGATAGAAATCCCTATCTTTAGTGTTACTTTATTTATAAATACTAAAAGTTATTATTGTCTTTAGTAACACTATAGTGTATTATAGTTTTACTTCTCGCAGTTGAGAAGAGTGATATGACTAAAAGAGGAAAAATTATGCCAGAGATAGGTAGATTACCTTGTCCTAATGTAGAGGGTTGTGGCAGCTCTGATGCCTACAGCTACAATACAGATGAAGGAATAGGACATTGTAAGTCTTGCGATGATTGGTCTTTCGCAATAGATAAAGTGGTGAAACGTAAAAGCAATAGGAGTGATGAAGAAATGGCTTTTGATGTAGAGATACCAGAGATAAAAGACTATGAGTATATTGCAGCTAGAGGTATCTCTAGTAGTGTAATGGAGATGTATGATGTACGCAGCTACAAGAATGCCGCAGGAGACGTAGTTAAACAAGAGTATGTCTACCCCTCCGGTGGAAAGAAGATCAGGGTACTGCCTAAGACCTTCTCGGCTAAGAACCTTAGTCAAGATGAACTATTTGGTATGAACATATTCCCTGCAGGTTGTGCACGTATGGTAACCATCACTGAGGGTGAGATAGACGCTCTCTCAGTGCAGGAGATCATGGGTGGTAAGTCCATCACACCTGTAGTGTCTTTACCCTCTGCTACTCCTTCTAAGAGGCTTTGGGAGAAGTGTACACCTTGGCTTGATAGCTTTGAGAAGATCGTCCTCAGTGTTGATAATGATGCAGCTGGTAATGCAGTGGCTGCTAAGATATTCAATATGTTCCCGAATAAAACCTATCGGGTTATCCATGATGTCTACAAAGACGCTAATGATTTCCTTACCAATAATGCACGTAAGGAGTTCAGTAACGCTTGGTGGAATGCTAATAAATATACCCCTGAGAATATTCTAAATACCTCAGATCAGTTCGTCAAGCTATTCAAGGAAAGCCCTGAGTATAACTATGTACCTACAGGTATCGAAGCTCTTGATGATAAGATCATGGGTTTGATGCAGGGTCACTTCACTGTGATCAAAGCACCTACTGGCATTGGTAAAACTGAGGTCATGCGTTACCTTGAGTACAACATGATCAAACGGGGTGTACCTTTCGCCTCTTGGCACCTTGAGGAAACCAAGCTACGTTCTCTGTTAGGTCTTGTGTCTTATCACTTAAACCAGAATCTGACACGTAGGGATATCATTGATGCCCTTGGGGTACACGACCTAGTAGAGGATGCCATCAGGGATCTTACCAAGGATGAGTTGATCTATCAGTTCTACATGCCTGACGGTGGTAATACTGATGATTTCATTGAGCAGATACGTTATCTAAGTCAAGGTTGTGAGTGTAAGTATATATTCTTTGAGCCTATCCAAGATGTAGTTGTAGGTTCTTCTGAGGAAAGCAAGGAGCAACAGCTTGCAGATCTATCTGTAAGGCTCTCTAAGCTTGCTGCAGAGCTTAACGTAGGTATTGTGACCATTGCACATACAAACGAGAATGGTGACCCTAAGTACTGTAAGATGATCGGTCAGAGAGCTTCTGTGATTATTGACCTGTACCGTGATAAATTGTCAGAGGATGACCATGAGCGTAATACTACGCAGCTACGGGTAGAGAAGAACCGCCCTTGTTCTGAAGAAGGTATGGCAGGTACTCTTCTATTTGACTCACATTCGTTTACATTAGAGGAGACACACTCATGAGAGGTAACATTAATCAAGGCTGGATTAGATAAGGAGAAAAGTGATGAGTAGGTGCGTAAGATGCAATGCAACAGAAGGCCAACGTCGACCGAATGGGTGGCATCTGTGCGGTGATTGTTACGAAGAACACAAGAGTGAAGAAGAGAAGGAAAAAAGTAATGGGTAGGTACGCAGTTCAAATAGAGATTGAGAAAGGTGAATACACCTTCGTTAGAAAAGAGAACCCTTGGACATACGACACTAAAGTATGGGTCTTTACTGACCGTGAAGAAGCTGAGAAGGAAGCAAAGAGGTGGAACACTGGTGTAGTAGTGGAGTATCTATGATGTTGTTTTATACTGTCCTTGTATTGAGCTACACACTGAATGGGGATCACTTACAGTCTAAAGTGATCTTCCCCAGTGCTAGGGCCTGTGGAGACGCTCTACCAGCCTATTACGAACCTGTGTATGCCTTAGATAGGAATGCCACAGGTCAATGCTTGAAGACTAATACACCTTCGATGTCTGTTAAACCTAAGAGGAAACCAAATGTCAGTGGTTAAATATGCAGTACAAGTTTGCCTTGGGGGTACAGAGTGGGTCAATGAGGTTGACGATGACATACTTCATCCCAACACTAAACCAAGGCTTTACGATAACCAAGAAGAGGCGATAAAACGCGCTAAATCTTATGTAGTTGCAAGGGTGGTGCAATATGTCGATACATGAACAAGCTTTAGGGGAAGCTCTCTTCGACTTCGAGGTAAACCAAATAGAGTTAGGATTGAGAGGTCCATTGCCAAACACCCCTTCTATCAGCCAAGGTTGTGAAGGAGACTACATAGACAATGCCCTGTTTGAAATTGAGGGGTTGTACGGAAGAGTAACAGGGGGTATACTCCTACACGCCACATCACTAACGCCTAAGAGTATAAGTAGAACTATGGAGCGTTGGTATCGGATAAAGGATAGAAACAAATGTACGTTAAGCAAAACATTCTCGTAGCTTGTGAGTTCTCTGGGACTGTCAGAGAGGCTTTCAGAGCTAAAGGACATAACGCTGTATCTTGTGACTTATTGGATTCAGATGATGACAGTCCTTATCACTACAAAGGAGACGTAAGAGATGTCCTTTACGACACTTCTTGGGATATGGTTATAGCTCATCCACCTTGCACTTACCTGACCAATGCAGGGGTATCTTGGTTGCACAGAGACCCATCTAGGTGGGACAGACTGAGAGAGGGTGCAGAGTTCTTTAGCTTGTTCCTTGATTTAGAGATCCCTAAGATCTGTGTGGAGAACCCTATTATGCACAAGTATGCAAAAGAGTTGATTGGGTTTAGGCACCAAAGTCAGACTGTACAACCTTGGATGTTCGGGCATAAGGAGCAGAAAGCTACTTGTCTGTGGTTAAGAGGGTTGCCTTTGTTACAGGAAACAGATAATGTAAAAGAGGATATGCTAAAGCTTACTAAAGCAGAGCGTAACAGAATACACTATCTTTCTCCTTCTAAAGATCGTTGGAAGAAACGTAGTATGACTTATCAAGGCATAGCAGATGCTATGGCAGAACAGTGGGGTTAGAATGATATTCGATATTGAAACAGATGGCTTTGATGCTACAAAGATACACTGCCTTAGTTTTACTGAGGGAGATCTTGTGGTGTCTACCACAGACTACGCAGAGATGAAGGCAGCTCTATGTGCAGCCGGTAAGATTATAGGTCACAACATCATACGTTATGACTTACCTGTGCTTGAGAAGATTATTGGGTTTAAGCCTAGGAGAGATCAACAGGTAATAGATACTCTAGCTTTGTCTTGGTATGTTAACTATGACCGTCCTCGTCATGGTCTTGAGGGCTATGGCGTAGAGTACGGTGTACCTAAGCCCCAGATAGACGATTGGTCTAGCCTCAGTGTAGAGGAGTATATACACAGGTGCGAAGAAGACGTTAAGATTAACACTCGGTTGTATAACGAGCTTATGTACAAGATGAAGAAGCTCTATAAAGAAGAGGAAGATCTTAAAAAGTGCATTAGCTACTTAGGCTTCAAACTGGACTGTGCTGCAGATCAGGAGAAGCTACAGTGGAAATTGGATGTAGATAAAGCTGAGACCCACTTAGCTCAACTGGAAGCTATGAAGGCGGATAAAGTCGATCAGCTTACAGAAGCTATGCCTAATCAAAAGGTCTACAGCACTCGTAAGAGACCTGCCAAGTGGCTTAACTCTGCTGGTGATCTGACTAAGCTTGCTAGTGACTGGGTAACTCTTATGGATGATATGAAGCTACCCCATACCACAGAGACTGTTAAGGTAGTCCTGAGAGAGGTGGACGCCAATCCTAATTCCATCACACAGGTAAAGGACTGGTTGTTTAGCTTGGGTTGGGAACCTGCTGTTTATATTGACAACTACAAAGGTAAGGAAGGTCACTCTAACTTTAACAAAGAGGCACAAAACATATTAGGTGCACGTAAGTTAAAACAAGATAGTGGTAAGATGGAGTCTCAAGGTGTACCTCAGATACGTGTTAACAATGAACTATGTCAATCTGTCAAAGACTTGATAGAAAGAGATAAGTCTGTAGAACTGTTAGAAGGTCTTACGATAATCAACCATCGTCTGGCTATCTTCAAAGCTTTCGTAAACTCTGTAGAGGATGGCTATGTCAAAGCCAGTATTGCAGGTTTCACTAACACCATGCGGTTCCGTCACGCTCGTCCTTTGGTAAATCTACCCTCAGTGGAAAAGCCTTGGGGTAAAGAGATCCGTGGATGCCTGATTGCACCCGAAGGTCATGTCTTGTGTGGTGCTGATATGGTATCACTGGAAGATACAACTAAGCGACACTACATGTATGACCATGACCCAGACTATGTTGACGAGATGTCAGTAGAAGGCTTTGATCCCCACTTGGACTTAGCCAAACACTCAGGTAAGATCTCTCAGTCTGACATAGATGCCTACAACAAAGGGGAGCTTGATCTTAAGGCCCTGCGTAAGAAATTCAAGGTTGTTAATTATGCAGCCACTTACGGTGTAGGTCCAAAGAGTTTGGCTGTACAGATGGCAGGTACTTACTCAGAGGCTGACTTCATGCTCTCTGCATTCTGGGAAAGAAACTGGTCTATAGGAGCTGTAGCCGACAGTGTTAAGGTTCGTGAAGTAAACGGTAGCTCTTGGCTACAGAACCCTATCAGCGGTATGTACCACTCGTTACGTTACGAGAAGGATAAGTTTAGTACACTTAATCAAAGCACAGGTGTTTACTGCTTTGACTTGTGGGTGGGTAAATGTAGGCAAGCTGGTTTAAACATCATAGGACAGTTCCACGATGAAGTTATTGTCCTGTGTAACAAAGGAGAAGAAGAGAATGTAGCAAAGATAATGAAAGACAGTATTGAGAGTGTAAACAACTTGGTTAAGCTCAATGTACCGCTTGGCATAGATTATAGCTTTGGTGATAATTATGCAGAAATACACTAGACTGGGGTTGACACTACTATCCTGGATACTATATACTAAATCTATCTCAAACAGAGGATGAGAAAATGGCTAAACGTAAAGCAATGACAATCGTAATGGATGGCTACATCAAATGGGCTAGACTTCGTACATCAGAAATGGACACAAAGTTTGTACCTGATGGACAGTACAATGCAGAGTTCTATCCAGAAGATCAGGAGAACTTAGACAAGATCATGTCTGAGGCTAAAGCCCGTGGTAAGAAGATTGCCCTTAAAGACCCTTATGACGGAGAAGGTTTCGGTATTGGTAAATACTTCAAGATCTATCGTAACCACGTCAATCGGTCTGTAGAGGAGTTCGGTGGGCCACCTGTTGTGGTTAAGATGGACGGAGATACTGTCAATGATCGTTGGGACTTTGAGATGGATGGTCTCATTGGTAACGGTTCCAAAGTTCGTATCAAGGTGGTTATGTATGGTGATGGTAACATGGCAGGTCACCGCCTAGAGAAGCTAGGTGTCCTTGACTTAGTATCTTATGTTCCAGACGCAGATATGGCATCTGGTTTTTAACTGAAGCCCCTTCGGGGGCTTCTCCTTACGGAGAATAGTATGGGTTGTAAGGTAGAGATAACGGTCACCGAGACTGACGAGTTCGACCAAGTACGCAGCATGACTTATACGCAAAATAATGTGTATACGACAGAAGACTTTGAGTACATCTGTATCAAAGCTGCTAACTCTTGGGGTTTCGATGACTTCTTTTTTGGGTATCCACCAGATGTACTCAAGGTTAGGTTAAGTGAGAAAGATGAGTAAAGTAATTATAGACGGAGACATTGTAGCCTATAGGATGGCCTTTGCAAACAAAGACAAACCTCTTAAGATTGCTCTTATAGAGGTTGATACCTTTATGGCCTACATACTTTCTGAGACTTCCTTTTATACTAACTCAGGGGAGTATCAAGTTTACCTAACAGGCAAGGGTAACTTCCGTGAGGAGATAGCTAAGACTGCAGTGTACAAGGGAAATAGGAAGGGTGTAGAGAAACCAGTCTGGTTATCAGCTATCAGAGATCACTTAGTGGAAGCTTGGGATGCTGAGATTTCTTGTGGTCAGGAAGCGGATGATTTGATTGCCATAGAAGCTACCAAGTTTGGTAACAGATCTGTTGTAGCCTCCGCTGATAAGGATATGCTACAGATACCTGCCTTCCACTTTAACTTTAACACTAACGTCTGGAAAAACGTAGACGAAGAGAGCGGTCTTAAGTTCTTCTACACGCAGATCCTTACAGGTGATGCAGCTGATAACATCAAAGGTTTATACAGAGTTGGCCCTAAGAAGGCTGAGAAGATACTTGATGGTTTGAGTAAGGAAGAAGAACTCTGGGATGCCGTTTTAAAAGCTTATGACGGTGACCGAGAAAGGGTCATTGAGAATGCTAGACTTCTTTGGCTACGAAGAGAAGAGGGAGAGCTATGGCAACCGCTAGATCAGCGAAAGCAAAAGGCCGCGTAGGTCAACAGGAAGTCAGGGATAGACTACTAAAGGCTTTCCCTGAGCTTCACCCTGATGATGTTAAGTCACAGATCATGGGGGTAAACGGAGAGGACATTGTTCTTTCCCCAAGAGCCAGAGAAGTTCTTCCGTTATCCATTGAGGTAAAGAGGCGTAGGGACTTTAAAACTATGTACCAGTACTTAAATCAAGCTGTACAAGACGGTAAATATGAACCCGTAGTTTTTCTTAGAGGTGACCGACAGGAATGGTTGGCACTATGTAAGGCAGACTACTTTATGGAGTTACTAAAATGTCGAAAATGAAAATCTATTGGGCAGAAGGTGAAGTATTAGACTTCGGAGATTACTTTGGACTTGAGGGAAACTATGACGACAACGGAGAGTATGTCAGGGGTTATATCTGTCATCCCGAAGAAGAAGCTCTTCATGTAGTACAGAAGCACTTCAAGACTTCTATAGAGACATTGGAGATCTAAATGTCCTACATCTATTCCCGACACAAGACTGTAGTAGTTTTCTCCTGTGCTCACGCAGACCCTTCTGTAAGTAATGAAAGGTTTCTTTGGTTAGGCAACCTCATCTATGATATCAACCCGACTTATGTTGTAGACCTTGGGGATGGCGCTGATATGAAGTCTCTCAATAGCTTCGACACTCGTAGTCCTCAAGCTGTTGTCTCTCAGAACTACGAGAAAGACATTGAGTGCTACAACGATGCTATGGAGAAGTTGCGCCATATGCCTAACCAAAGGAAGTACAAGAGGTCAAACTGGGTAGGGTTTGAAGGTAACCATGAGAATAGGATTAAGAGGGCTATACAGACCGACCCGAGACTCGAAGGAGATAAGTACGGTCTCTCCTTCAAACACTTACAGACAGACCACTGGTTCAATGACTACCATGAGTACTCTAACTCAGCCCCCACCCTCGCTCACTATGATGGTATACTCTACGGTCATTATGTTTCTTCTGGTAACTATGGTTCTGCTATGTCAACTAAGCATCATGGCTATTCTCTTACTGAAAAGCTGGCCTGTTCTGCTACTGTCGGTCATAGTCATAAATTCTCTTATTACCATAAAGCTGACGCTAGTCCTTATCCGATCAACGGTCTTGTGGCTGGCTGCTTCAAAGGCAAAGAGGAGAGTTGGGCTGGGCAAGCTAACCGCGAGTGGAGATCCGGTGCGGTGGTCAAAAGATATGTAGACAACGGTAACTATGATCTTCAGTGGATATCTCTCTCTGCTCTTAGAAAAGAGTACGCAGATGAGTGATGTAGATAGATCTTATGATGAAGTATTGGACTTGCTAGAGACTTACGGTATTGATAGAATACTAGAGGATAGCCAGACGGATATGCCAAGTGTTCTTATAGTTTTAGATGAATTAGGTTTCGTAGAATTGGAGATGTATGACGATGATAACTCAGGATGATATTGACAGTGTAGCTACTGATCTTACGGGTACAGATATGGATTTGTACCAAGAGAAAGCTAAAAGCTTTGCTATCTATGATAAAAGCTTCAAGTTAGTTTACCCTGCACTGGGTTTAGCTAGTGAGGCGGGAGAGGTAGCTGACAAGGTTAAGAAGTGGATCAGAGATGGTCGTATGAATAAGCTTGAGATAGCTAAGGAGATTGGAGACACTCTGTGGTATGCAGCCTTAGCTGCGGATGATTTAGGCTATACTCTGTCAGAGATTGCTTTGTTAAACTTAGAGAAGTTAGACAAGCGTAAGAAATTGGGAAAGATAAAAGGATCAGGTGACAACAGATGAATAATTATTTACCAACAGACTACCAGACTTTTATTGCTAAGTCTCGATATGCAAAGTACTTCGATGGAAAAGGTCGGGAAGACTGGAGCGAAACTGTCTCTCGGTATATGACTAATGTAGTGCGTCCAAAAGTAGGCCCTGAGTACAACATATCTGAGCTAGAGCAAGCTGTATTAGGTTTAGAGGTTATGCCTTCTATGAGAGCTATGATGACTGCAGGTCCAGCGTTGACTAGGGATAATACTGCTGGGTACAACTGTAGCTACTTGCCTGTGGATGACCCTAAAGCGTTTGATGAAGCTATGTTTATTTTGCTTTGTGGTACAGGTGTAGGCTTCTCAGTAGAGAGGCAGTTTGTTCAGAAACTACCAGAGGTTCCTGAGCTGTTTGACAGTGAGACTACAATCGTTGTCAAAGACAGTAAGGAAGGGTGGGCTAAAGCCTTTCGGCAAGTACTTGCACTTCTCTGGGCTGGTGAGATCCCTCAGTGGGATATAGGTTTGGTACGTCCTGCAGGTGCTAGACTTAAGACGTTTGGTGGTAGAGCTAGTGGTCCTGCACCTTTAGTAGAGCTGTTTAACTTTGCTATCACTACGTTCAAGAACGCTCAAGGTCGTAAGCTGTCATCTATCGAGTGCCATGATCTTATGTGTTTCATTGGTCAGATTGTTGTAGTTGGTGGGGTACGCCGTAGTGCTATGATCTCTCTGTCCAACCTGAGTGATGACCGTATGCGTCATGCTAAGTCAGGACAGTGGTGGGAGACAGCAGCCCATCGTGCATTGGCTAACAATAGTGTGAGCTACACAGAGAAGCCCGATATGGAAACCTTCATGCGGGAATGGCAAGCTCTAGTAGAAAGTAAATCAGGGGAACGTGGTGTATTCAATCGTCAAGCAAGTAAAGTACAAGCTGCAAAAAATGGCAGACGTGATCCTAACTACGAGTTCGGTACTAACCCGTGCAGTGAGATCATTTTGCGCCCTAATCAGTTCTGCAATCTTACGGAGTGTGTTGTACGTGATACGGACACTTTGGAAGATCTTGAGCGTAAAGTCCGTCTGGCAACTATACTGGGAACTATCCAATCAACCTACACCAAGTTTCCGTATTTGCGAAAGGTGTGGACTACCAACACCGAAGAAGAGCGACTGCTCGGTGTGTCACTCACAGGCATAATGGATAACGCTTTAATGACCTGTAGGAACGAAGGCTTGGAGAATACCCTTGAGCACTTACGCACCGTGGCTGTTGATACTAATGCTGAATGGGCTGACCGTCTTGGTATACCTCGTTCTACTGCTATCAGCTGCGTGAAACCGTCGGGAACAGTATCTCAACTGGTGGATAGTGCCAGTGGAATACACGCTCGCCACAGCCCTTATTATATCCGCACTGTGCGTGGTGACAATAAAGATCCCTTGACACAGTTTATGAAGGACAAAGGGATACCTAATGAACCTTGTGTAATGAAGGGAGACACTACCACAGTATTCAGTTTCCCAGTTAAGTCACCACCTTTCTCTGTTACTAGGAACGATATGAGCGCCCTAGAGCAGCTGGAGACATGGTTGATCTATCAGAGGTCATGGTGTGAGCATAAGCCAAGCGTAACGATATCTGTACGTGACCATGAGTGGATGGAAGTGGGTGCGTTTGTTTATAAACACTTTGATGAAATGTCAGGGGTATCATTCTTACCTCATACAGATCACACTTATCAGCAAGCACCTTATCAAGATTGCACAATGGAAGAGTATTTTGATCTTTCACAAAAGATGCCAAAGGCTATTGACTGGTCTCAGTTATCGGAGTATGAACAAGAGGACAACACCGCTGGTATGCAAACGATGGCTTGTAGCGGTGATGTTTGTGAAATAGTAGATTTAACTTAGGAGACTAAAATGGAAAACCAACTGCCCCTTCAACTATCCTTGCACTTAAGTGACATGGGAGTAATACAAAAAGATTTCACAGATACACCTGTAGAAGATGAAGTCTATGAAGTCGATATGTCTTACAAAGGAGTAGAGCTTGACGAGTATGGGGAGCCACCGTTTTAATGGCTAAATGGGATTTATCAAAGTTGAATAAAACTAAAGTGGTGGACTACGTTAACAGTCCACCTCACTACAATAGTACCATAGAATGTATAGACGCTATGGAAGCTATGACTGAGGGGGCAGCTGTAAATACTCACGCTGCCTATTGTTGGCAATCTGCTTTTAAGTATCTTTGGAGATGGCCTTATAAGAAAAAGCCTGTAGAAGATCTTAGGAAGTGTATCTGGTATCTCGAAAGGCTTATAGATATATTGGAGAATCCAGATGTGGACAGCGATAATATTGACGTGCCATTTAGACACCACAACTTGTAAGAGCGTATCACCTTCTGTTTTATACACTTCAGAGGATGTTTGTCTAAAGTCCCTAGCTCTAGGTATACAGACCCTAGAGGGAAATAGGTGGGTAGTTAAAGACTACCTCTGTCATCAATGGGGTAAGTCCTCATAAAAGAAGGCCCCAAGGAGAGATCCAAGGGGCCTTTAGTTTGTCTGCAGTATTTATTTATGGTTAGGGCAAGAGCGGTCCCAGCAGAAGCAAGAGAAGAAACCTCTGGGCGGTAGGTCTAAGATTGACTTAGCCTTCTTAGACTTCTTCTGTCGTCGTCTTAGGTGTCGTTTAAGAGTGTACTTACTGGTTGATACTCTAGCTATTGTTTTGTACAAATTACCTCACTTATTTACCGAAGAATTTAGATACCGATCTAATTCCTATGGATGCTGATACGATCCCACCGAGGGAATACTGATACCATATTGGCATAGTCTCAAGTGCTGCAAAACCAGCCTGGACTATTGCATTACCCCAGTCACCACAAAAGGCTAGTATCAGGGGAATACTGAAAAGTAAAGTTATCCATTCGTCTTTCCAGCTATTCTGTGTAGCCTGAATTGCAGCTAGATCCCAGTCAATCTCACCTGTAAGCTGTTTCTTCTTGATCTCAGCCTCAGTAAGTTTGATCTGTGTCTTACTGTCGATTACACTTGTAGCTAGACCAACTACACTACCTATTATTTGACCAATCATTTTTCATTACCTAGCCAAACGGCAAAGGCTCCTGTTAAAGCTCCTGTGACGGTTGCAGTCAGTGCAGTGGCTTGGGATGTCATGGCTTCTGGGGGTAGCGACATAAACCACTCGATTACTCTGATGTACATACCAGTCATAACTAACATCATTAGTCGTGGTAGTAGTTTCCAAGCTAGTATACGTTCCATTGCAACTGTCATGTTAAACCTCTATGTTTAAAGTAGTAGACTCTGATTTTAAGCTGTGGGTTTCTGCACCAAACCTATCGTACCCTTTAGCTAAATCTAGTCTTTGTTCTCTAAGAGACTCTAGGTGTTTGTGATTAGCCCTGTGCTCTTTTTCAACTCTCTGCTCTACCAAGTGGTTATTAATACTCTCACGAACCCTAGATTGATGGTGTATATCACTTGCTATGTTGAAAGGCATTGAGCCAATACCTTGTAACCCGTCAGACATTTATAACATTCCCTTTGATGACATTATCAGAAGCACACCTATCCCAGTTATAATAGACAACACAGTTAGAGTACCCCCAATAATAACTACCTTCTCTACTATCTCTTGCTTACGGAGCTTCTCAGCAGCTTCTCTCTCTTTACGTTCCCTACGTGTCCTAGCTCTTATTTCCTGTAGCTCACCCCAAGCGGAGTAACCTCTAGTAGCTATCACAATGGCTCTGAGTTCCTCTTCAGCATCCTTAGCCTTCTGTAGCTTCACAAAAGTCTCCATGCTGTTCTCATCATCACCTGAGAAGAGACTGTTCTTTTTCTTATTGTGGTTGTTCCTTAGCTCATCAACACCGTCAAAGAACTCACCAATTTGCTTAGTGACTGAGACAAGCTCTTTACCTGCACTAACAGCAGTCTTTACCGCAGCTAAAGCTGTAAACGGGTCTATCATAACAATCCTTACTGGTCATTAGCCATTTTCTCTACTGTTTGTCGGATTGCCTTAATGTTCTCATCTATACGGGCCATAGATACTGCTTGTCGTTGCGTTGCGTCTTCTACAATAGATAGTCTGGATTGCATACGCATGATCTCTTCACCATTACGTTCAATGTCTGACATCATCATAGACACAGTCCAGACTATAGCTGCTGCTTGCGCTATAAGACCGAAGATAAGAGTTATAGGTACACTTCTGGAGAGGTGCCAATTATCTTCTTCTCTACTCATGCTGGGTACTTCTTACGATCAAGTTCAAAGTGAGGTGCATCATAGAAGCTTTTCCAGTCACCACCCCATACAATAGGTATCTCTAACTCTTCTGCTGCATCCTTCATAGCTTCAGCCATAGTTTCAAACCTATCAAGGTCTTCCCAGTCTACAGGCCAAGGAACCATGTCTACAGCATGACCTGTGATGTGTCTAGAGTTTAGTGTAGTTGACTTACCCTCTTTGAGTAGTTGTCTTTGACGGTCAATATTTCTAATACCTTCGATAACTGTGAAGTCTACTTCAGTGATCTCTATTGCCTTAGTTACTACAGCTACCATATCAGGGTTTACACCTGACAAGTTCTGTAAGCTACGTGTTCCTAGTTTATATGCCATCTTATTACTCCGTTGGTTTCGTAGGCCAATTTATGGTCGAGGGAAATCCCGACTGCTGTGGTACATTCAACAGGTCTGTTCTGTATTGCGTCCACTCTGCCCGTTTTGCATTTGTCAGATCAGCCCACCGCAAAGCATTTCCCGCCAGCGGATCAACTTCTGTTCTTAATTTAAAATCTCTTGTCGCTCTGACTTCTATAATATCTGCATCTCGCCTTCTATCAACGTCCAAGACCCAAGAACCATCTATCCAGTCATGACAAAAGCAAGGCTGTTGAGGAACTTCTACTATTTCCCATTCTCTCTCTTTTAGCTCCTTGGCAATGTATGCTTGAACATCCACAAGAGGCGGGGTTTCAAAGTAAGATTGCAGAGTTACATTCCAGAAGTAATTCATCTTATGTCCTCAAAATACTAGCAACATAACCACCGTGGTTAGTTTGTCTAAAATACTTACCTACAGGAATAACAGCCGCTGCCATAAGCTCTGTAGCGTTGTCATCACTTTTTTGGCTAATGGTAAATGAATTTGTACCATTACTGTCATCTGCAATTTGGAAATAGCTTGTTCCACCACCCGCAACCCCTTGAGACAAGCAGACTTGGACGGGTTGATCATCTGGATTTGCAACCCAAACATTTTGAGTCAAAGTTATCGACTGCCAGCTTTGGAAGCGCCCAACTGTTCCAGATTTATATTCTGCATCCGTATTAAGAACCACAGGATCTAGGCCTTCCGTTTGGATTGACCCATAAATTACACCCGCACCACCCGCGCCACCATTACCACGACTTGATGACATCCCTGTGCCACCCGCACCAATAGAAGCTATTGTAATTATCGCCGCATCAAAATTTGAAATGTCGTAAGTATTTGAAATGTGAGAGCCAGCACTACCACCCCCACCACCTTTTCGTGAGTTTGAATTCCAGTTGTAGTCACGACCACCACCACCGCCGCCACCTGATCCTAAAGAACCAGTACCACCAACGCCATAAGCCCCGCCGCCATAGCCACCAGAAGCTCTTGCAGATGCTTCCCCTGCGTCACCATCCGTTTTAGCCGCGCCGTAGCCCGTACCCGCCGCGCCACCGCTTGCTGTTACGTTTGAATAAACCGTGTTTGACTGCCCTGCCTTAGTCAGGGTTAGCGTGTAAACAGTGTTGCCCCCGCTCCCAGCAGATCCAGACTGACTTTCCGCACCCGCTCCGCCCCCACCACCGCCTATTGCGTTAATGGTTACAGTTTGAGCATTTGGATTTACACTACCGCTTTTTACTACTATTGGCGAAGTGGTTTGTTGATCTGAGATAGAAACTGTACCAGTAGATTGCTTAGTTATGGTAGGTTGAATAAGTTTTGTGTGTTGAGGGGTTATCTCAATACCGTGTTCATTTGCGGTTCCAGAGTTAGATGTAGCTGTAAAGGCAAACCCATAGTTGGTTGCACCAGAACCAGCAGGGTTACCAAAGAATATACCATCTACATTGCTACTATAATCTGACTTACCTATACGCCAAGCTGCACCATCTAAAAGATCAACATCTTTGTTTACTACAAGTTGATCTGCGGTTATCTCATTAGCAGCAAGTGCTTGTGTCAAAACTTCTTTGGATAACACTAAGGGAGAAAATATAATTGGTACATCAAATATAGCGGAGTTGTCTGTCCAGTCTTGTGAGGTGTAATCCCATTTTCTTGCAGACGCTTGTATATAGTAAACCTCAACTGTTTTACCTGATGGTACAGATGTAAGACCAAGGCGATTTAAGAGTTGATTTGTAAAAGTTATAGAAGCGCTATTGCCAGTTACGGAATCAATGGCAGCAGAGGTAAAGTCTCCGCTGATAAGCTGTTCACCATCATAAATTATTCTAGTGTATTTATCAGGTGTATGACCGCCAGAAATAGTTAAAGTCGTTTGTCCAGCTGTAGTTGTAAATGTTTGCTCTTTAGTTAAAACAAACCTACCCCAAATAGTAGCATCTTCGGGAACATCGCTCATCTGAGCCAATAATGGATTTACGGCTAGGAATGCTTCATCTAGTTTTCCCTGTGTCGTAGAGTTGTTAGGACGGGGGTCAACTCCTGTTTCTACCGGAGGTTCTCCAGTCTGGTTATTCATGGGAATATCCGCGCCGTTAAGCGTAACTATAAGCCCGCTTTGACCAGTTGGCCCCGTTGGCCCCTGCACATCAGCCGCAACGGTTCCGTTTGCGGTTAGGCTTACGGCACTTGTGTTTCCAGAATAATCAACTGCCCTTATCTTATAGGTGTGAGTTGTGTTTTGAGTTAATCCCCCATGCACAAAGCTTGTACCCGCTGATGTCCCTCGTTGATAAGTGGTTCCACCAACTACCTCAAAAACTTCCATGAAAGCGAAGTCGGAGGGTCTTTCTGGATCGTTTGCGTTTAATGGATCAAAATAAGTAGCCCATGAAATCTCTAGCTGTTTTACTCCCGCCGTGACTGTTGGAGCTTGCGGTTGAGGGGGAGCGGTTGTATCTTTGGTGGCAGCTATGCTACCAGAGGCAAAAGCAGACCTAACACCTAAGAAGTTAAACGCCCTTACTCTGTAGTCGTAAGTAACCCCACTAATAACGGGGAATAAGGTAAACTCTTTTCCAAGTAACACAGAAGAGTTATACTCTGTGTCTGTACTCTTCTTCCACTGAAACTCGTACTGAGCTATAAGATCATCTGTAGTTACTGACCAAGTAAACACTATTGTAGGTACAGAAGTACCATCCTCGTTTATCTCCGCACTAGTAGCAGGTGTAGCTAGGGTAGGTGTCTGTACATCAAAAGCAGAAGCCAGTGTAGTGTTGTCTAACTCCAGTACAGCCCCATCGTCTGTCTCGTCAAAAACACTAGAACTAATCTCTTTTAAAGTCATAGTTACGGCAAGCTCAAGTTCACCTGCCAATCCAAAGTTCCAAGTTAAAACCTCAAAGGTCTTATTAGTCCAACCAAACCTAGAGTTAGTTATAGTAACCACATCTCCTACTTGAACCTCAAAGGCCCTCATACCAAAAGATGCTTGTACTTGTAACTGCTGCCTGTTTCTCTCTAAAGATATAAGACCTAAACGTCTAGCTTCAGAGAAGCTGTTGGTAAAAGGTAACTCTAAGTCAGCTATACTTTCTTGACCGTTGTCAGCCCCTAAGAATGCATCGGCTTTACCTGTACCTGAAACCGCTGCTGCTGCTGTGAATGTATCTCCTTTTGCATAAGTTACTCCGCTTGTTCCAGCAGCTGTATTCCAACTTGTATTGCCTAAATCAGTTATTGTATAGGGAGAACCTACAACAAGGGAACCAGCTTGTGTTACATTGGTAACTTGAGGGTAATCTGTTATCTGATAAGAAGTTTCTGGACCCCTGTAGGTTCCTTTAACTACATTAAAGTTATCTCTTCTAGAGTGTCTAGTAGAAACACTAAAACCAGATCTTAGGTCATCGTCAGTTAAGTTTATAACAGGTGCTGTATAGTAAGCGGGCTTCATACGCCACTTACCTTGAGAGTACCATAGTAGACCTCCCATGGTTGACGTCAAGTCTTGTAAGATATCTGAAGGTGTTATAGAGGTTGTAAAAGCTCCATTGAGGGTGTACCTACGATCATAAGCTGTACCACTTCCTGTACCTACACCTGTAGCTGTAAAGATAGTACCTACGTTATTATCAGTAGCACCAATACTAGTAAAACCTGTACCTGATCTAATCTTGTACTCATTACCTATAACAAAAGAACCTGCAGTGATAAACGTAGATTTTTCACTCATCTGATCACAAACGTTAGCTGCTGTAGATATTACAGTATCGTCTATGTTGTAAGTGTTCTCAGCTAACCCGTAAGGAGAGGTTAGGTAATCTCTAAGACAAAGTGCGGGGTTACTAGACCAGGCTGTTGTGCTTGTACGTGGATCGTAAACCTTCTTACCTTTTATGAGCGCAGTTATATTCGGTATACCATCAGCGAAAGCATCTTGGTCATATTCATAACGAATATAAATATAGGATATACCTAATAGCTTACAGTCACTGTCCCACTCAGAAGGCGGACTTAGATTTGTAACAGCTGTCTGAGTATCAGTACCTAGTCTAGTTTCAATCTTAATCTTACCGTTGAACCTAGAGGGTGACGTTACGTTATTTCCACTAAGTGTTATTAGCTCGTCATTAAAATAGATACCCTCAAAGCTTTCAATCTCATGCCCAGAGAAAGCAATGACCCTGTGTAGGAATTTGTTATCTGTACCAGAGCTAGCTTCGTAAACTAAAGCTCCTCCAACTCTAACTTTACCGTATATAATCTGATGGTCTAGTGCAGCCCCTCTTTGGGTTATTAAGTATCCCTTGTTTGCGTTTAAATCTATATCCTCAGATAGTAGACCTTTAAGAGTTGCACCAGCTGCTAAGGTTACTGCAAAAACCTTTCCAGCCCACGCAAGGCTCGCACCTCCAGTGGGAGGGGCTAGTAGTATAGCAGTGACGGTTATTACAGCGGCAGTTATTGCATTGTTTTCATCTAAGAAATCAATCTCTTTGCCAAAAATCTTAAATCCCATTATGCATCTGCCTCACGACCCCAAGGTACTTTTTTATCTTGCATACTAGCTACAAAGTCTAAACCTTTGTCTGATGATACGTTAGCTATGTCTCTTGATTTTTGATAAGAAGATGTAAACCTAGCAACCCTAGCTCTCTCTAAGTCAACTAATTTATTCTCAACCTTAATAACTATAGTACTCGTATCTGAACCTTCTTGGATTTCCATTTGATCCATGTAACCGCTAAATACTTCAGCGCTGTTAGACCCAATACCGAAGTGTATCTTACATACTCGACCTTGATAAGGTTCTTGTAGAGCTAAAGATATTGCAGAGTTACTAATACCACTAATGGTTATAGTAGCACCCCTAGCATCAATATCTGAGGTCTCGTCAATAGCAGATACCGACAAAAATGTACCTAGACCCAGATAACTATCTCCACTTATTGTAAGAGTGTCGTAACCTGTCCAAATCCTTAAGGGATTAGTATCTGTTTCTAGCTCTACAGCGAAGAAGGGTTCAATATTTACATCATCTAAAGCTGAGATCATTGCTGAGGGTAAATCTCTTGACATTAGACAATAGCCTCCACAGCTTCAAAGGATATACTATATGTAGATAAGTTGTCTACAGACCAAGAGGAAGAGTTTTTAGAAAGTCTAAATACACCTTTAGGACTTCCTGTCTCTACACTTGCTGTAGAGTAGTCATCTCTTAAGCTAGGCCATATTTCAAGTGTACCATCGCCAGTCTTATTGATTAAAACTGTGTGTAGTTTAGCATCTGCACCTGAGCCTAATTGAATATAGTCACCAGCTAGTAGTGTCTGTGTATTACTTAACATGTCTATAGTTACAGAACTGTCACCAGAAGACCCTGTTATAGTAGCTGTAGGACTAGCTATTGTAGATCTCAGAGTTCCTCTAGGTAGTACATAGTCAGGATCTCCCAGTAGAAATGTACCCTCAAAACCTTTAAGGGCAATCAACATAGCTTTCCACTCAGCGGCTAAGTCCCTTCTAACTGTAGGTATACTAACAGTAGCTTCCCACCTTTGACCTTTGTAGGAAAATGTCTGTTGTTTGTATGTAAAAGGAGACTGAGATACAGAGGTAGCGTTTACAGCACGTAGCTCAATACTCTCGATACCTATAGTGGTAGGGGTGCTTAAGGGATAAGTTATAGCCATTATCTAAATGTCGCTTTCATTTGACCACCTCTACGACGAGAGTCCATAATTTGTTGCTGTGTCATGATAGCTATCTGAGGCGCAGATTGAGCTATAATTTTTCTTACACTGTCATCGCCGTTAGCTGAGAAATTAAAACTTTGATTTATTACTATACTATCACCAGCACCTTGACCTTTAGTGTGGTCTATGACAGTTTCTCTTGGGTGTAGCATAGCCATAAAGCCACCCTTACCATCTAATCCACCTGATCTTGGACCATTGCCTGTGTATCCTCCACCGTCATAATGGTGACCTTGTTGAGGTGGCCCTTGTACTGGCCCAGCTAGATAATTTTGTATAGATCCTCCTATAGACTGTACCATCTGCTCTACTACAAGTATTCTGTATAGAGAAGAGATAATATCAGCAGCCATAGTTCTAAAAGCATCTTGAGCTGTTGCAGTACCATCAACTAAAGTCATAAAGAAGTCCTCGAAAGGAGCAGCTAGTTGTTTAGCCTGATCTTCAATAAGGTCTAGTTCGTCTTGTTGAGCTTTTAGAGCTTCGTTCTGTTTTCTTATGTACTCTGTAAGTTTTATAGCTGAGTCTATCTGCTCAGGTGTATATTTATCATAAGATTCTCCTAGAGCTTTCATAACTGCAGCTCTATCTTCTTCTACACCCAAGAGACGTTCTTGTAACGTAAGGTTCTTCATAAGCTCTTGCAGAGGATCTTTAGGAGCTTTACGAGGTTTAGGAGGGGCTTTACCCTTAGTAGCTTTATCGGGAGCAGCCATTCTACCTTCGACATAAGCTGACATGTTTAGGTGATACTGATACTCTTCATCTGTCATACCTAAGATAGCTTTGTTACCTATCTTGGCTTGTCTTTTGAGTATTCTCTCTTGTTCTTTTAACTCTGCAGTTAGTTTCTGTTCTTCTACTAACTGAGCAACTCTTGCGGCTATTATATCGTCTGCATTTTCTGAGTGTAGAAGCTGTAGACCTAGTTTAGCTTTTAGGTCTTTTATAGCTTGTTCGTCTATAAGCTTCTGTATCTCTTTTTCGTTTAGTAACCCAGAAGCTCTTTCTCTTAGTATAGCAAGCTTATCTTCTTCATTAGCTATAGCTATAGAAGCTTTGATAGCAGCATCTGCACCAGCGTCATCTAATTCTTTTTCAGCGTCTAAGAACTTTTGTTTAAGCTCTAGCTGCTCTTCAAGGAACTTCTTACGCTTCTCTTCTTTTTCCTTTAGAGCATCAGCTTGGTCTTTGAGCTTCTTGTATATCTCATTCTGCTTCTCTAGCT